TTTGAAATACTGGATCTGGTCGGCAGCAAAACGGCGGTTTATTTTTTCATTGAATGGCCGTGGATCGATGAGACTTTAAAAGACGAAATAAAACTGGCCAACCGCCGCCACGGCGTGACGCTCTCGCTAAAAGCAGACGACCGAAGCAAGCCGGATAAGTTTTATCGGATTGAGTCGCTGCTGGAACCGCTGAACCGCGCCGGCAAACTGATATTTAACGAAAACCTGAAGGACAAACCCTACATGAAAAACATGGCATCCCAGTTCCTGTC